TTTTCAAATACGGGTTCATTGACAAATACATTTGACGAAGAACGACCGAAACGACGCCGCGAAATGCAGGAACAAGCCCGCCCAATCGCGAAACAAGATAGTCGTTCGGAAGCTGCGCCCCGTGCCCGGTCATAAAGTCAAGGGTTCCCGAAATCCCGCCTTCGCGGCTGTCGCCGCCGAACAAGTCGCCCCGATCAACGGTTATTGCGCCGCCCGTGTTGTTACCTGCCCACAATTCCTTTTCGTCAACGCTGATACGGGTAATCTTGTCAATCGGCCCGTGACAAAGAACCATATGCATTCCCGCGAAGTAACGATAACCGACGGTTTGCTTCTTACTTCCGCCCATGATTACGTTTCCTTCGGTTTGTTGTAATAGCTGCGGGCTGCGCTGCAAACTTGGCGCGACATTTCGCAGTTAATCGCTTCTAGTTCTTCGATTGGGAACCCTTCGCGAATGAAGCGGTCGTAATCAAGCCCCCGAAGCTTGAACCAACCTTGAACGCCCCGCCCGCACATAAGCGCCCGGCGAATATCGGGCATTCGAATTACAATGCCGCTTGTCATTTCTTGCCGCCCTTCTTGCGAACCGCTTCGGTTCGAATGTCGCCATACCAAACGACGTTTACCGACTTGATAACCCGCGTTCCGAAAAGAACCGGAATTGCGCGCCCTTCTTCGGCGGTCGGCGTTTCGACGGTTCCAAGCGCCGGGCCTTTGGGCTTCGGCATGGTCGCATAAGCGACGGCAAAGACGACAAGAAAGGCGACGGCGAACCAAAACATTGCGTTTCCTTTAGACGATTGACGAACCGCCAAACGGGTTCTTTCCCGGTATGAATGGGAACCCGCCGAAGTTGTTCAAGTTGTTGAAGCGGCTGTTGCAAATTTCGGTCGTTCGGTTGCAGCCGGGGAAGATACGACAAGCAATCGGATAACCGTTCGCGTTCGCGTAATTGATAAGGTCATTCATGGGGCGAATAAGCGTCAATTGCGAACCGACATGCGACAGAATAAAACGAAGGTTTCCGTCGTTGTCTTCGAAGATACCCGAAGAAAAGTAACCATCGGGAAAGCCCGCCGCAGCCGGAACCGTGACGACCGCGTTCGTTACGTTGGTTACGCTTCCCGCCGTGTCGAAGTCTTCTTTGTTCAAGTTGCAACCGCGACCGTAAAGCGCATGTGGGCAGTTGACTTGATACCGTTGCCGAAGCCCCATTCGTCGCATTGACGTAAAGACGCTTTCGAAGGTAAATTCGATTTCCTGTTTCTTCGGGGAAACCGACGCAAGGCGACCTTTCCATTCCGTTTCTGTATTCAAGTCTTCGTCTTGACTGAAAATTGTAACGGTCAACGGAAAGTCAAGCGACGACAAAAACCATTTGCGGGCGACAGGGTTTTTAAGCGAAAAGGAAATAACAACGTTTTCGCGCGTCATTTCGCCTTTGCTTTCAACTTCGTCGCGCCCCATTGCAACGGGAACGTAAGTTTCGCCCGCGTGTTGCGCTTGCGCGTCGGCGCTTGTTACCGTGTAAATAAAGGCGCTGTCGCCTTCAACAAAACGGTAAAGTTCCTTTATCGCGGTCATTCGCTTAATTCCAGCATGTTAACGCTTGTTTCGGCGCAGTTATCCCCGACGTAATTGATTTCAATTCGGTCGGTATCGAACCGGGCTTTACCCATATAACAAACCCGTTCGATAAACTGCAAGCCTTTTCGAATAGGCGCTTCGAAGTCAAGCCGCAGCCCGCCAAGCCCGACGGTTACAACGTCGGAAATGCGAACCGTTTGAAGCGACCCGTCGTCAAAGAAAATCGCAAGATCAATCCGACCTTCGATATATGAATTGAAGTCGTCGTTGTTGATAAACGCCGAAGTTCGGTCGCTGTTGAAAGACGTAATTCGAATGTCATGTTCAAATGACGGCAAGAAGAACGCCCCGCGCTTACCTGCCCGGCGATACAAGAACCGTTTGAACGCGACCAATTCCGAAAGCCCGTCAATAAAGAAGGCGTGATTTGTGCCGACGCGGGGGTTAAGCCAAGGGCTAAGGGTTTCGAAGCGCCCTAAGTCAAAGTCAACGTCGTCTTCAATCTTGTTGATTTTCTTTGCAAGCGACCGTGAACCGATAGGCATTACCGTTACGACTTCAAAGCCCTTGTGCTGTTTCCCTATTACGGGTTCAATCGCCGAAATCAGGCGGTCAAACATCGCCGTCGGGTTTGCCGAATTGACGATTGTAATATTTCCGTTCGAAGCGTTATCGACTTTCAAGGCTTCGGTCGTTCCGGCAAATTCAATGTTTATCGCGTAAATATCAACGTCTTTCGGCGGGGCAAAAGGTGCGACGCGGGTAATCATTGCCAAAGCTTCATTGCGGGCAGGGGTCGCATTCGCCCCGGCGTCGGTAATAAAAAACATAATGTCTTTTCGGTCGCCGGGGTTTGGCGCGGTTGTTCCGAAGAACGTATTTGCAAATTGAAACGGAAGAAGCGGCGTTGTTCCGCCTGTCGAAGTTGCAGCCGCGATAATGGCAAGCGCCTGATTAAAGTTTGCTTCGGTCGCGTTGGGCCAAGAATAGTTAGCGGCAACCGAAGACCAAAGCGAAATTGCAAGATCAACTTTGACGTTTGAATTAAGCGCCGCGCCTTTTAGGGCTTCGACAACGTTGTAAAGTTCGGCTTTGGCCCGTTGAAGAAGTGTAATGCTTGTTCCCGGCACAAGGTCATTCATTGACCCCGATACGTCAAGCGCAAACAAGGTCGCAAGCTTTGTCGGAAACGGCTTCGGGTCGGTCACGTTGTAAAGCAAGCCGTAAACCGATTGATACCCGCTTGCGTCGTTCGTAATATCGCCGCGAACAATGCCCGAAGAAATCGGCGCAATAATCGCGTTCTTGAACGACGGCAAAGACGGCGTTACGACAAGTTGATTTGAACCGACCGACAAGATTTGCACAACTTGCCAAGCCTTGTTATTCTGAAAAACGATTGCCAAGTTCCCGGCGCGGAAATCCGAAAGCGTTACGTTGCAGGCGACCGCCGTTCCCGATACATTGCCCACAAACTGCGCTTCGTGCCAAATGGGAACCGCCCAATCGCCCCGGATATTTTGAAGCGACAAGTTGAAGGGCGATTGCCGATTAAGCAAATCGGTTCGAACCGAAAACGAAAGCGCCTGTCGTGCGACCGAACGGTTTTGCGTTCTGTCTTCGTTGCCGTTGTGGGTAAGAACAACATCGGTCAAAAATTCCAGCGTTTCCGAACCCATGACGAAAGGCGGATACGGGATAAACGAATGGTCTTCGAAACCTGCGAACGAAAGCTTACCCATTTGCGACAACCTGTTTCAATTGATCGGAATTGCGCCGAATTACGTTCAACACGACGCTTTCACCTTCGGGGGTCGCCATGTAATCGCCGACAACCGCCGGGTCAATGACGTTGACGATACGGGTGTTGACTTGGGGCGCAGGGTTCGCGCCTGCGGCTGCGGGGGCCGCGCCTGCGGATACCCGTTGCCCTGCCCCTGCGGCTTCGCTGTCGGGCCGTTGCACGGTCGCAGCGCCCCGGCGCAGGGCGTTAAGGTCGTCAACCCCGATACGGCTTGTCGTCGCCGCATCCATGACGTATTCCCGGCCATGAACAGCCCCGGCAACGGCGCTGCGGGGCAAGTCGCCCGTATAGCCCCCCGACATATAGCCCGCCCCCGTGCTAGTCGATTGGGCGCGGATAGCGGCAACGTTCGCCATGCCCGCAGCAATCGCCGCAGCCGCAGCCGCGACGCCCAAGGCGGGGCCAATGACCGGGATTGCAGCCATTGAAGCGTAAGCCGACGTTGCCGACTGATACGTTTGAATAACGGTTTGCGTGATCGCAGCCGCCTTGCCAATTCGGGCAAGCTTTTCGTTTTCCGACGAAGCAAGTTGCGCAATTCCCCCGAAGAAGTCGGAAAAGACTTGCGTTTTCATTTTCTGTTCTGCGGCCCAAATCTGCATTTTTGCAGCCGACGCGGAACGTTCGGAAATCAAGTCGGCATCCCGAAGCATGTTGACTTGTTCATACATATACTTGAATTGTTCGACGCGGGCGTTGACCATTTCGGGCAAATGTTCAAGATACGCGCCGATTTCAGTTTGCGCCAATTGGTTAAGCGCGTCGGCGTTTGTAAATCCGCTTTCGGGGTTCGAAAGAAGATTGCTAATCGCCTTCAACTGTTGAATGTATTCTTCGCGCTTGTAAACGGTCGCGTTCATAAGGGCCGCTTCTTGTTCGGCAACGGCGTTCGCTTCCCGCAAAGCTGCGGTTTTTTCGCGAAGCAATTCGATTTCTTGCGCCGAAAGGTTAATACCCTTTTCTTTAAGCTTGTTGACCTTTTCTTGAACAGCCGCTTCAATTTCGCGTTCTTTGGGAAGCAACTTCAAAAGTTCCATTTCCCTATCCATTTCGTCAAGGTATTCGCGCAAGCTTGCGGTCGCGCCTTGGGCACCTTTGCCGCCGCCCTTACCCTTGCCGCCCCCGCCGCCGTCGCCCGCCCCTGCGGTCGGTTCCGTCGCGCCCCGAAGCGTCGTATCAAGTTCGCCCGCAGCCCGGTTAGCGGCTTCGGTTTCGGCCCGTGCCGTTGCCATGCCTTCGGAATATACGTCAAGCGGGTTGCGAAGATCGGCGAAGCGGTTGCCCATGCTTTCGAATGCCGCCGTCGAACGGTTCGACAAATCTTCGGCGGAAGCTGCGGAACGTTCGGCGGCTGCAACGTAACCGTCGGCAAAAGTCGCAGCCTTAATGCCTAGCCCGTTCATAGCGTAAACGGCCCCGGTAAACGGGTTCGTTACACTAAAAGTAAAGGCGTTGTTCAATCCGTCAATGAAGCTGTTAACCCCGGCTTGCAAAGCCTGCATAAGCCGCGCAAAGCCCGCTTGAACCGACGCCCAAAGCGAAGTAAAGACCGCGCCAATCGTCAAGGTAATTCCGGTAAAGGCGTCAATCATTGCGTAACCGCCTGCAATGATCCAATCAAGCGCCGCCTTCCCGGTTGCACCCAAGATTTGAAACATGCGCCCAAGACCGCCGACCGAAGCCGAAGCTTCCGCAAAGCGGTAAACAAGTTCGCCGACAAGAACGACAAGCGCCCCGATACCCGTTCGAATAAGGGCCGTTCGAAGAATAACAAGCGCAGCCGAAAGCCCGCCCGTTGCAACCGCAGCCGCGACAAGCCCGTAAACATACGCCCCCGCAAAGATCGCCGCAGCCGTCGCGGCATATGTCGCAAACCGACCAATGTTATCGGCAAGAAACAAGATCGCTTGCGCAAGACCATTGGTCAAACCCGTTGACTTGTTAAATTCCCCGAAGAATTGCGTCGCGCTGTTCCGCAGAACAACGAAGGCTTGGCCCATTGTGGGAATGGTTTTTGCAAAAGCGGCGTCAACTTCGCTTTCAATCAAATCCATCGCAAGAATAAGTTGTTCCGCCGTAATCTTACCTTCGGCCCCCAAGTCTTTAAGCGCCCCGACAGGAACGCCCATTGACCGCGCCAAAGCGTCAAGAACAATCGGCATATTTTCCGAAACCGCGCGAAATTCGTCGCCGTTCAAACGACCCGAATTGAAAGCCTGCGAAAGCTGCAACAGCGCCGACGCGCTTTCCGTCGCGGTTGCGCCCGAAACAATCAACGCTTTGTTAACGGTTTCGGTCAATCGAATTGTGTCGTCTTGCGAACGACCTAGCCCTTTCATGGCCCGGTCAAAACGAACGAAGGCTTGCGACGTTGCGCCGACTTCCGAACGGGTTCGGTTCGCAAGGTCGAACATTTCCGAAGTCAAAGCGTTGACTTGGGCTTGTGAAGTCGAAACGACTTGAAGCTTGTTTTGCAGCGTCGTGTAAGCGTCACCCATGCCCACAATAGCGCCCGCCGTGATGGATACCCCGGCAAAGGCAAGGGCCGTTCGAACCGCGTTCATTGCCCCCGCATACCGCCGGGCTTGCGCTGCGCCCCGTGCCTGCGCCTGTTCAAGCCGTTGGGCCGCAGCCGCCGCCCGTGACTGCGCCGCCGCCGCTTGGGCCGCAGCGGTCGCCGTGCGCTGTTGTTCGGTCGCTAGGCGCTGCGACGCGACGGCGGCTTGTGCTGCGGTCGTCGCGGCCCGGCCCTGCGCTTGGGCGGTGCGCTGTTGTTCTGTCGCGACGCGCTGCGCTGCGGCTGCGGTGCGCTGTTGTTCGGTTGCCAGCCTTTGCGAAGTCGTCGCCGTTCGGGCTTGTTCCGTTGCCAGCCGTTGCGACGCTTGGGCCGCTTTCAACGTTTCGGTGTTGACGTTTCGCATTTCGGTTTGAAGCCGGGTAAGCGGGTTTCCGCGACCGATTGCGGCAAGCGAAGCTTTCAACTTGTCAACTTGCGTTTGCGCGGTTCGGGCTTGCGTCGCCATGTCGCGAAGCTTGCGACCGATTGCAGGGGAAACCTTGTCGGTTACTTCAACGATAATCGGGGCGTCTGACATGGCTTCAAACCTTAATCTTAGCTTCGCGAACCGTCTTGCCGCCTAGAAGCTTGGCGCGTTCGACAAATCCGGCGGGTGCCTGTTTCGAATGACCGTCGTTAAGACGGCGAATGTAACGAAGGTTATTCGTTAAAAAGATCGGTTGACCGGGTTTAACCCCGTTGATAACCCCGATTGCGTTTGCAAGCGCGGTCGAAATGCTTGCGCCCCGTGTTGAACCGCCCGACCCCGGCGAATGCGCAAGAACGCTGTTGTTCGCCGGGGTTCCAATCGTTGCAAGCCAATTCGACAAAGCCCGCGACGTATCAACAGGCGTAACCGTAATCAAATCGCGAACGATAACGGTTGCCGCCTTTTTCTTTACGCCGTTGACTTCTTCCCCCAATTTATCGGCGGCTTTTTCTAGGCGGTCTGCCAGATTTCGCAACGTTCGGGCCATGCTTCGTTTTTTCCTTTAACCGTTTTCCAAGTCGTTTCAGGTGTTCCCCGTCAAGAATACGAATGAAATAAAGAAGGTCTTCCGACTGTTCTTCGTCAAATTCGTAATCCCGCGCGTATTCCCTTATTTTTGAAGACGGGATAGGGTTTAACGTGTCGTTATGGGTTCGTTCGCTGTCTAGTTCAAAGAAGGCTTCAAGATACAACTGCAAACCCGGTCGAAGTTCTGGCGCATTTACGAAGGCTTCGGGGGCTTCTTTGCCTTCGCGCAACATCATTTTAACGACGCTTTGTTGAACCGGGGCTAGGTCGAACAAATACGCCAAAACTTCTTTTAGTTTCCCGCGTCGTCTTCGTTGGTTTCTTCGCGGAACAGCGCAGCCGACCGCGCCTTGTCTTGAAGGTCGTCGTAAAGGTCGGGAAGCGCCTTCAAAACGGTCATTGCATTTTCAGGCGAAAACGAAAGGTCTTTGCCGTCGCGACCGCGAACGTTTTTCCAGCCCTTCAAGACATGCTTGACGAAAACGCCCATGAAAAGACTTTCGGCGGTTTCTTCGGCCAAGGTGCCAAGCTGCAATTGCCGGGCGTAAGGCTTCGTTGCCTTTTCAAGCGCCTTCGAATATTTCTTGTTCGTCTTGCCCATGCGCGACAGAACGAAAGTCGGAATTGTGCCGTCTTTGTTCGGCGCGTATTGAACTTCAACGCCGTCGGCTTCTTTTTCGGCGTTGGTTTCGAATTGGTCGAAAAGTGACATTTCGGTTTCCTTTGCTGGAATTAAGAAAGGGGCCGGAATTACCCGGCCCCCGTATCGTAATCAATCGCCCGGCAAAAGCCAAGCTTATTCAGGCATCGCCGCATCGGGAAGATACGGGAAGAACTGATAAAGCAAGGTGTAACCCGCAGCGTTTTCGACCGCGCTGTTTTCAATCGGAAGCATGATTGCCGCATCTTTTTCGACCGTCAAACCGCCGCCCGAAAGCGTCAAGCGCGGCATATCGTAAACGAAGCCGTAATTCGAATACGCGCCGATAACGTTGAAACTGCAATCGGTGTCGTCTTTGATCCGGCGCGGGGCCGAAACATCGGAAAAGTATGCAGTCAACGACCCGCCGACTTCAAAATCCCCGAATTGGAAATCAAGCGCCCCAAGAACCGAAAGCGCCTTGTTCGGCGAAGCGTTGTTCGTCAAGGTCAACGACCCTTCGGAAACATAGCCCACAAGGGGCGCAAGGTTTGCGGAAGCCGGATTGTTGATCGCAATTCGCATCCGGTAAAGGTCGGAAGTCGTGTTGTAAACTTCTTCCCCGTCGGCTTCGAACCGTTCGCCGTCTTTCAATTCGTCGCCGGGTTCGCCCGTGCGGAAAGACCGCGAAGCGGCAACAAACGTCAAGTCGGCTGCAATCTTGTCTTCGGAAGGAAATTCAATCGAAAGTTCGTTGGGAATTGCGCCTTCAAGGTATTCGGCTTGTGCCGACGTTGCGCCCTGCCCAAGCGTTCTTTCAAGCTGATACGAACGTTGCTTGATAAGCGACGCCGCCTTTTCGTTCCGAATGATCGGGCCGCAGAAAACCCGAATGGTTTTGCCCGTGCCCGCTTCGGTAACAGGGGTAAACGTCACGTCGTCAAAAACGACCGCGTTCGCCGAAACCGACTTGATACGGGCATAACCGCGATTGTTCGCGAAAGCCGTCGAAGAAGCGTCGCCGCCAATGAACAGCCAAGCGCCGGGAATGAAGTTCGGAAGAAGCGTAAAGTTTTGCGCAACCGAAATCAAAGCCGGAATGCCCGACGTAACGGCAAACGACACGTCGCCCGACGCGAATTGATACCCGCAGCCTTCAACGTGCTTTTCAAGCCCGCCCGCTTCGTCAACGCAAGCCGGGGTAACAGCAAGAAGCTTGTCGTAAGTCGTCGCCGTGACTGCGGTAACGACCTTCAAGCCGTTGTTCGCAACGTTGTCAAAGCCCGACGCGAAGACCATTTGCCCGGCGGCAAAGGCTGCGGGGGTCTTGATCTGATACCCGGCGGCAAGCGTCACGTTTTGAACGCGGTCGGCATTCGCAGGGCGAACAAGGCTTTTCGTCGTGGGCAATTCCCGCGCGTCGGCGAACATGAAACCTTGCAAAATCCGGTTCAACGACGACTTCGTAAAGTCGGTATTGTAACCGCCCGAAGCTTCTTCGCCGACGGTGCGACCCTTTTTGCGTTGCCGCGAAGGGTTGATAAACGAACGAACCGCCTTCGTAAGTTCCGACCCGAAATCGCCGAAGCTATTCGGTTCGGTCTTGAACCATTGCGCCCCGGCAACGCCTTCGGCCCCGTTCGCCAAGGTCGCCCCCGAAACGGTAATGTTGTTCCCGGTCTTGGCAACGGTAATCAAGTTCCCGTCTTCGCCGGGCGTTTGGGCCGTAATGGTCACAACGCCCAAAGCCGAAACAGCGTTGACCGTCGGAAGCGCGTTGATCGCTGCGGCAAGGGCGGTCGCTGCGGTCGTTGTCGAAGCGCCCGCAAGAACTTGACCCGCCCCCGGCGCGGAAGCGACAAATTCGAAAGCGGTTCCTGCAACCGTGACCGTATGGGCCGCGACGCCCCCGGCGAAGTTTGCGCCCGAACGAACAACCGAAGTCGGGTTCGACGGGTTCGCAATGACAATGCTGTTCCCGGCGACGCCCGGCGTCGAAGCGACCATATTGACAACGTTTGTCGAAGCCGTCGCCGTGACGTTCGCAAGCGCGTTGACCGCAGCCGCAAGCGCCGTCGCGGTCGCGTTGACCGTGCCACCGATAAGAATTTCATTCGCGCCCGGCGCAGCCGTGCGGAAGGTGAAAGTCGTTCCCGCAACGCCGACCGTATCCCCGTCGGCGGGAAGCGTCGCGACGGTCAAAGTTCCGGTTGCCGCAACAGCGACGACAGGGGTTGCCGTAAGCGTGACCGTGCCCGTTGCCGCAATCGCTGCAACAGGTTCGGGCAGTTGACGAAGGCATTCTTCTTCCGCGAACGAAAGTTCAACTTCGTTGCTGTCGCGGCTGTTATTTTCACAAATCGGCGGCATGGGTTAGCCCCTTTCAAGGTTAGGTGATTTCGTTATATTCGTATTCGGCGACGACGTTCAAGCGCAACATTTCGTCTTCCCCGTCAAGGTCGTTAATTCTGGCATTGCGGAACCATACCTTACCGGGAAGCGATTTGCCACGAAAAGCCGACCGCGCGATTTGTGCGAACCTGTCTTGTTGTTCTGCGGCTTCGACTTCCGACTTCGGGGCAAAAAGCTGCAAGAAAACAAGGCCGTCTTCTTGATACTTCTTCCCCGAACCATAGGCGCAAAAAGCCGCTTGCGTCGCCATGACGGTTTGCAGCGACAAGCGCCCCCAATGAACCGAAGGGTTTACCGGGTCTTTATACACGATACGCGGAAAACGGATTTCGGGAATATAGCCCACAATCCCGCCCGCGTTAGCTTGCCAAAAGGCATCAAACCCGGCGCAGATTTCGGAACGGGCGTCAACGAAATTGACCATATCAACCCCCCGTCTTTACTGCGGATTTGAAAACGATTTCGTAAAGAATTGCGTCGCCGTTCGGTGCAAGAACGTCGATTGTTTCAATCGGCATCAACACGCCCCCGCGCAACACGGCGTCTTTCTGCGACGGTTCGAAGTCAACCGCGCCCATAAGCCCCATTTGCGCCCCTGTCGTCAATTCGACGCCCATTGCGCGAAGGCTTTCGAACTTTTCTTTCGTGATCGGAAAGAATACGATTGAAACCGAACGGTCGTCGGGTTCGGTATCGGGAACCGCCTTCGGTCGCCATTTCGTCGCGCCTGCAACTTCGGCGGGGTCGGTTGTGCCCGTATTGCGAATGCGCCAAGTTACGACTTGCCCCTTCTTGGCAATCGTTCTTTTCGCCCCTGCAATTTGGCGTTCATACCCTGCCATATCAAACCCGCATGGTTCGGAAGCCCAAGCCGGGCGAAGCGCAACGCCCAAACAACGGCGCAAGCGCAGCGTCAACCGCGCCCAATTTCGGCCCCATTCCGACAAGAACCGGGTCGGCGTATGTCGTTTCAAGCGGCCCGGTCTTTTCCTTGATAACGTAATCAGCGGCAACAAAGTTCGGCATAATATCAATGCCGTTGTTTTGGGCAATAACAAGTTGCCCAATCGCCGAAGTCAACAAGTTCGGAATTGCGTTGTCGGCGATTTCAACGCCGTTGATAACAACGCCGGAACGCGGAAAGGCGCTTTCAAGGTAAACCCGTTCGCCCTGAAATTCGCATTCCTTCGTTTCGACGTAATCAAAGCCGCGAATAAGTTGCGCCGCAACAACGTCGTCGTCGGTCGAAAGTTCAAAGCCCCGGTTCGCGGCGTAAATCCGAACGGCTTCAACGGTCATATACGAATTTGCATTCGCGACCCCTGTTCCGTCTTCGACAATAACGACAATCGGCATTGCGGCGTTTCCTTATTCGGGCATATCTTCGGGGTCAAAGACGGGATAACCGCCCGCCGCAGCGCCGCCCGACAGGGTTGCAGCCGACCGCGTGATTTTCGCGCCATTCCCGACAAGGGTAATCGCGTTGCCCGCGACGCCTGCGGTTGCTGCGGTCACGGTCACGACTGCGCCGACGGCTGCGGCGTTGACCGACGCAAGCGCGTTGACGGCGGTTGCGATTGCGGTTGCGGTTGCCCCGGCGTTCGCGCCGATATTGATTTGATTTCCGGTTGCGCCCGACGCGACAAAGGTAAACGTCGTTCCGGCAACGGCAATCGTTTCGTCGGCTGCGGGGTTCGTAACGACGGTAAGCGTTCCGGTTGCAGCGACGGCGGGAAATACGGCGGGATAAGCTGCGGGAACATCGCCCGCAACATAGTCGGTCGGTTCCGGCCCTGCGCCATAGTTCGGCGAAGCTTCGCCGTTGCGAACGACCATAACGAACGCGGGTTCGATTGCGGTTTTGATCGCTTCGATTTCGGCCAATTCGTCAACGGTCGCAACGCGCCCGGCGGTAAAGAAGGTGATACGTTGTGCCATGATTTCGGCCCTTTCAGGGGGTTGACCCTTGCCCACAATATGCAGGCAAGGGCGCAGGGGTTAGGCGTTGGGTTTCCAGCCCGGCGCAGCGCCCGCAGGGGCCACAGGCGCAGCCGGGGCGGGGGTTGCCGGGGTCGCAGGGGCCGCAGGCTTGGCGGGTGCCTTGGCGGTCGGTTCTGCGGGCTTGGCGGGGGCCGCGTCGGTCTTCTTGGGCGCGGGTTCGTCGCCGACCTTTGCCGACAGGGCCGCAAGCTTCTTGGCGCGGGCTTCGATTGCCGAAGCGGCGTCGGGGAACTTTGCCGAATAGACCGGCGGAACTTCGCCCGCAACGCCGTCGCATTCTTCAAGCGGGGCGTCGGAAGCAATCGCCCGCGCGTTGCGGAAGCAAACGTTCGCGTTCATTGCGTGGGCTTCTTCGTTTTGCAGCGCCGACGGGGCCGGGCCATTGACGAAGTAAAGAACTTTCAGGGCTTTCATTTGCGCTTCTTTCGTTGAAATTGACAGGAAAGACCGGGGCGAATTAACGCCCCGGCCCGTTCGACTTACGCCGCAAGCGCGGTCAAGACGACGCCCGCAAGGTCTTTGTGATCGGTCGAATACCGGTCCCAATTCGCCGAAGTGAACAGCGCAGCGTCGTTCGGCGATTTGCCGCCCGTCGCCTTATCCCAAGCGAAGCCCTTGACGCCGACGTTGTAAGACCATTCGGCTTGATAGGTGCGCTTGATATTTTCGTCGCCGTTCGTCGCTTCTTCGTTCGCGTCGAAGTCGTTGTTCTGCCCGATGATAACCGCGCCCGGCGTCAAGCCAAGAACATGATATTCGTTCGGGGTTCCGACCGTGACAAGCTGCGGGCTGTCGGTCATAACCAACAGTTTGCCGAAGGGGTCGCGAAGAACGTTGACCGTTCCGTAAGTGAACAGCCGTTCGCCGTTGGTCAGGTTGTTGCCGTAAAGCGAATGCATGGGCGTTGAATGCATGATCCAAACGCCGACACGGGCCGAACGGTCGCCGAACAACGCTTGCGCCTTGTTCAAGTTTTGCCAAGTGACGTTGCGGTTCGCCGGGGTTGCGTCGGCGGTCACGTCAAGAACAACGTCGCTTTCGCCTGCAAGGGCCGAATACGCAATACCCAAGCCCGTATTCAGCATGTCGGCCATGCTGTCAACGGCAAGCTGTTGACCCAAAACCGCGCCCGCAACTTGGGGGTTCATTTGTATCCAGTTGAATTGACCCTTATCAATCCGAATGGGCGGCGTTCCGGCGGCGACTTTCACGGAAACGTCTTCAAGCTGCGAAAGCGTCTTTTCCGCAACCGAACCCGAACCGTAAGCGTTCCGGCGGCGAACCGTGCCCCCGGCGATTTTGGCGAAGAACGCCGTTTGCGAAAAATCGCCCTGATGTGCCGCCGAAGACAGAAGCAAAGCCCCGCCCGTCGCCGTGTTGAAAAGGTCGATTTGCTGTTGAAGAACTTCGGTAAACGAAGCGTAAGCGTATTCGGAATACACTTGAAGATCGGAAAGGGCCATTTGGCATCCCCCTATTAAGTTTCGGTTTCCGCCGCCTTTTTGGCTTCGATATGGGCCGCAAGTTCTTTGGGGTTCATCGAAGCAAAGTCAACGGGTTTGTCGGCGTTTCCGCCGGGGTTCGCAGGGGCACCGCCGCCTTGTTTCGTCTTCCCGGCACCGCCGGAAGACTTCGACGCGATAATAATATCAGCGTAATCGGCATTTGCAACAAGTTCTTTTTGCAAGTCTTCAAGGGTCAACGCCGAAGGTTGCCCGTTTGCATCAAGAACGCGCGTCGTCGGTTCGTCGCCGTCGAAATCGACCGTCAAGCGGTCTTTGATAACGCGGGCAAGCAACGAAGGAACTTTCGAAATCTTCGTTGCAATTTCGGTCGCCTTGGCGTCAACAAGATTTTTCTTGAATACGCCTTGAAACTTTTCCTTCGTCGCCTTGTGGGCTGCGGCTTCGGCGTCAAGCTTCGCTTGCCACGACTTTTCAAGGGTCGCAACATCGCCTTTCTTGCGGGCGTCGTCATTGCCCAAGGCGTCAAGCTGTTCCTGCGCTTCGCGAAGCTTGGCTTCGGCGTCTTTGCGCAATTGGCTTTCGCGGTCTTTCGCCCGCTTCAACGCGCCCGTGTCTTCTTCGCCGTCAACGTCAAGGCGGTATCCGTCGCCGTCTTCGATGTATTCGGCTTTGAAAGCGTCGTTCAACTTTTCGTATTCCGCTTTCGTGACTTTTTTCTTCAAGGCCATTTTAGGAACTTCCTATGTTAAGGGCAAAACACCGTTTCGCCGGGGGTCAAGACAAGATCAAAGCAAGCTTGCTTTCGTATTGCGCCAAAGTCAACGGTCGCGACGTATAAACGCCGTCTTCGGTGCGAATATCCTTTTGCACGTTTGCGGGCTGTTCCGCAAGCCATGCGCCAAGCGACGCCGCCGCGTAAGCTGCGCCCGTCGTGGTTAGCGGCGAAATGCTGGAACGGCAACGAATATGCGCGGGCGGCTTCGGCCCTGTCGCAAAGTCGTAAATTTTGCCGTCGCGGCTTCGGCAAATATCGGTCGTTGCGCTGTCAATAATGCTGTTCCAAGAATAGCGCAAAAAGAACGCCGAAGCGACCGCCGCAGTTACCGCCGAAGATACGAATTGCGTTACCGTGTCGATTACGGCGCTTCCCTGATTTTTGATCCGATCAAGCTGCGACGCCGACCCTTGTTGAATGCCGCCCAAAACAGCGCCCGGCGTTCCGGTCAAGACTGCAACAAGTTCGTCAACCGAAATTCCGTTCGCCCAAGCTTGCCGAACAATCTTTTCGATTTGACCTTGTGCCGAATTGGCGAACGACTTTACGAAGTTCAACACGGTAACGCCGTTTGCAGGAATGGGCAGGTTCTTTAGACGTGCCCACAATGCAGCCCCGGCCCCCGTGATCGCAGCAACGCCGAAAAGCGGGGTCGTTTGGTTCGCGCTTACGAAGAACGGAATAAACGCCGCGCTGTCTTCGTCGCTTAAAACCCCGCGTTCGTCAACGCCCGGCGGTTCGAAGAACGACGCGAACATTCGGCGCGTCATTACGACTTCGGCGTTCATAAACGCTTCAATCTGTTTAACCAAATCGTCGGCGTAACTTCCGAAGATACGGTATTGAACCCGGCGCAGCTTCACAAGAAGAACGTTCAATTGCGTCTTCGTCAATTGGTCAAGCCGACGGTATTTCATGCGACCGAAAAGGTTTTGAAGTTCTTTCGACAGTTCGGCAAGCATACGTTGAAAGTCAAGGAACATTCCGCCTTTGACGCCTTCAATGTAAATTTGGTGCCGCGTTGTTATGTCGAACAAGCGTCGGTTGTCTTGCATGGTCATTCGCCCGCGCCCCCGTTGTTAGGCGGGTTGCCGCCGGGTTCTTCGCCCATAGCTTCCGCAGCAAGGCGCAGGGCTTCGGCGGCGTCGTTCGCAATGCTTTCTTTCGCCTTGGCGTCGTCTTCGGTTGCCGTGCCCGCCTTGCGAAGAACGGTTCGCATTTCTTCGAACGTGATCGCGCCTTTTTGCCATTCTTCGATTGTTTGACGGCGTTCTTCGGGCGACATATTCATAATGTCAAAGTCGGTATTCAATTGAAAGTCAATGCCCGAAGCGTCAAGCCCCGAAAACATCGCGGCTTCGCCAAGCGCCCAAAGATACGCGCTTTGAACGTTCAAGGTCGCCGACGAAAGCGTTGAACCTTCCGACGTTGCTTCAAGCTTCGTTTCGGTTGCAGTTCGTTGCACCTTCGTTTGTTCGACAAGCTTCGCGCCAAGCGCGACCATTTGTCTTTCCTTTGTTTCCATCGCTTCTTTAATCATTGTGTTTTCGGTCGCTTGCAGCAATTCGGCTTTTGCGCCTGCGGGAAGCGGAATGCCGCCCCGCGAACCGAACTTGACGACGCCACCCATTACGTCTTTAAGCCAATCTTCCGTAAGCCCCGAAACAACGGGGGTCGGTTGACCGACGATAAAGCAACTGTCTTCGTAATCGGCGCTGTTCCGGTAATGCGCCAAGTTCAACGAAGCCAAGTCGTAAAACGACGGGTTGTCGGGCGAAGCGTCGTTGTTTTCCGAACCGATAAACGTAAACGGGATATGGTCAAGCGGCTTACCATCCGGCCCCGTCGGGGTAATGACTTCGTGCCGTTGAAAGTTCTTCCCTTTGACCATCTTCGAACCGTCGTAATCGGTCGGCTGCGGTTCGCGCCAAATTTCTTGCGTGTAAACGCCATTCGTAAGGCGCAGAACGCGGAATTGCGCTGCGGTCTTGATTTCAAAGCCGTCGTCGGATGAAATGAAGCTTTCAAGCAAAACGACAAGCGAAAGCTTTTCTTCGGCCCCGTCTTCGGTCAAACGCCAATTGATAATTTCAAGCGGCGAATAAAGGTTGATTGTCGGTCGAACGCGGTTCGCCTGAATATCGGCGACCGTTACAACGCCGCTTTCGTTGTCGGCGGTTTTGGTCGTCGGGTAATCGACATGCAACCCGCAGCGCGAAAACCCGATTGTCAGGTTCAACGCCTTCTTCGCCTGTTGCGTCAAGGTTACGCCGGAACCGCAAACATTCTTGTCGATAACTTCAAGCTGTTTCCGAAGCTTGACGACGGGGTTCTTCGAAAACACTTGACCGACAAGACCGCTAAGGGTTCGGCGGGTCACGTTGTAAAAAACCGCCCGCAAAAGGTAATCGTCATAACGCGCCTTGTTTTCGGGCGACTTGTCAAGCTTGTCGGGCATCGGAAGGTAAGTCGTTCGCGCGGCTTTTACGGCGGTTTCGCCTGCAATAGCGTCGCGAATAAGAATGTATTGCGGCAAAAGCCGCGCAATCGCCGGGTGAATATACGCGACGTTTGCGACTTGCGTTCCGAAGTTCGGGGCCATGATTGCGTTTCCTTATGTGGGCAGGGTCATTTTAACTTTGCCAGCCAAGCGATTTGACCCCTTCAATACACGATAACGGATCATATCGTAAGGGTGATCTTCCGCCTTCGTGTCAACATCATCCATCTTCTTAGGGTCGCGGGGCAGAACGGGCAACAGGGCAATCGTCGCCCGGCAATTCGACATAACGTAAAAGCCGGGGTCTTCGCCTGTCAACGACGCTTCAAGACGGTCGCGCAATAGCTGCAAGCCCACAATACGCGAACCCGGCGACTTGTCGGAACTTTCCCATTTGACGCCTTCTTTGCGCATAATGTCTTCGGTCGTTTCAAGTTCCTTGTCGATAACTTGGCGAATGCGGTTATCTGCGGGGCCGGGCTTCGGCTGTTCCGTAATCCATCCGTTGACCATCATTGAAACTTCGCGTTCGACAATGCCTTTCGCGATATTCCGCGCCGACATTTTCAAGCCTTTGTTCGTTCCGACCGACGGTTGCCCGGTTTGGTCGTCAATTTCGGAACCATACCATTCAAAGATTTGAATAAGCGACTTCGGGGCCGGGCAGAACTTTTCCCATTGGCCCGTTGCAGGGTTCAAAACATCGGCTTCGGTTCCATCGGCTTCGGCGAACCATCCGACAGAAAACGGGTGCGACGAACCGTCGTCGTAAGCCCGGTCAATCTTCCATGACGGCGGCACAACGAAGCGCGGAACGACATGCTTCGACGCTTGCCAAACATCATCAAGCGCCCCGCCTGCGATAATATCCCAAGAACCCGTAAGCCAAGCCTTCTTGCGGTTCGGGTCTTTTTCCTGCGAAAGCGTCGCGATGTATTCGGGCGTCAAGTAAATGTTTTCGACGTAAGAACCGAAGATCGCAATTTGTGTCTTTTCGACCGTTTCTTTCGCTTTGGTTCGCGGGTTGATTACGTCAATCTTCGTCGTCACAACCTGCCCGTAAGGCGCGGGGTCGATAAAGCGACGCTTAACCCAATTGTGACCGGGGCCGTAAGGGTTCGTTGTGCTGAATACCTGCAACTTGATTTCGGGAAGCAACATCGGCACGGCGTCTTTATGCTTCGGGTGAACTTGAACTTGCTTGCCGTAATCCCGGTAAATCAAACGATTGATATAAACGGGGTAATCTTCGGGCCGAAACGAAGTTCGGTTCGTTGACATAAACATATCGTAAAGGTCGGCGGTCGGATACTTCGTAAGTTCGTTCCAGCCGATAAACGGGTATTCGTGCCCGTGATAATCCCAATAATCCTTTTCGTCGGTTGCGGAACGAAACAACAGTTCTTCGCCCGTGGGCCATACCCATTTAAGCGCCGACGTTGAAGCATGAAACTTCGCCCCGTCGTTAAATTCGGGGAACCAACGACGCGACTTCAATATAAGGTCGTCAAGGTTCTTATATTCGCGGTCGATAATAATTCCGCGCCAAAACGGGCCGTAACCCTGCCCGACGCCTTGGCGGAACTTGAACAATTGGGTATCGGTCTTCCCCGGCCCCCGCGTTCCCGTATAAAGGGTATGGTCGCAAGTTGAATACAACGCGACTTCTTGCGACGTTTTCGGAATTGGCGACCAAACGCTTTTAGTTGATAACGCGAACATCGCTTGCCGCCAATTCCACTAGATCGCCTTGAAGTTCGCTTTGTTGCTGAAATGCAAATTCGGCAAATTCGGTCGGGTTCATCGGGGCCAAGCGGTGTTGAATGACGCCCAAGATTTTGCCCGCGTTGTCGTCGTCGTTCGGCTTCGCGTCGGAACCTGCGGCTTTCGACATGCGGTCAAGGGCCGCAATGCGGTCGCGCGGTTCGACAAGCGGATTGCTTGAAATCTGATAACCGATCTTCAAGACGTGCTTTCGAACTTCTTCGGGCGTAAGCGGAATTTTTTCTTCTTCGATAGCTTCGCGACGTTGACGTTCTTCTTCTTTTGCTTCTTCAACGATTGCGATAACTTCGGGGTCTTTGTGCCACTTGGCGGCATGGGCAACCCACAAAGCGCGGGGCAACTGCCCGTTGTCTTCGTTCCAAATGGTCAGGGCCGCGCGAAAGGGGTCGGGTTCGCCGAAGGGGCTTCGCAGCCGTTCGGCGTTGAAGGCTTCCGCGAACGCCGCCTTAGCGTCGGCAATTTCGGCTTCGTTGAAAGGGGTGGTTTGCATGTCGGGCGTTCCTGTCTTCGGTCTTCCACCGAATATAGGGGAACGCTGCGCCGAACGCTACCAGCAATTGAACTTGCGACCGTGTTCAAAATGGGAAACGACGCCTTCAAGCGCGGGTCGGTCGTTCGCGTCAAGATAAACGGCGGTTTCGTCGGCAACCTTGATCGGTTGCCAGCCCGCGCAATATTCAGGGGTTCCGCACGACGCCAATACGCCGGGCACGGTCAAGCAAATCAGTATCCGAAGCGACTTCCGCATTTGTCTTCGCCCTTTGTTCAATGGCATTCGCCGAAGCTTTCGCCCGTTCAAGCGCGACTTCGTTTCGGGCAACGCGCTTACCCCCGAAGAACAATGCGACGCCAGCCAAGACCAAAGCCCCGACAAGCGCCGCGAATGATTTTAGGCGGCTAATCGTCGTCATGGTGCGCCCCCATCATAAAGCAAATCAGAAAGAAAACGCCACACGCCCAAAGGATGAAAAGCCAAAAGGCGGTTTCGCCCGTCATTCCGAAAGCGCCTTCAAGCGACGGCGGAAGATATACGCCATTGCGCCGACGCCGATAACGAAGGCAACGACGGCGATAATTTGGGCCGTCGGCGAAAGCGCCCCGATGCTGGAAACCATGACGCCCGCGCCTGCGATGGAACCGCCCCCGCCGATCACGGCGGCAACCGCCGACTTGTCTTCGGAAATGGTTTCGGGCCGCGCCTTGTTTTCGGTCGGAAGACCCGTCGCAGTTTTCGGGAAGCGCGAACCCCAAGACCGGGCCGGGCCGTTGTCAACATGAATGAAGTTCGAACGCGGGTAAAACCCGAAGCCCGAAAAACCGACGGCTTTCGCGTCGGCTTCGTATTCGTCGGGGTTATGGTTCGACATGGAAACGTCAAACGCCTGCGCCGTCAAATGCAGCGAACCGGGGGCACCGTCAACGGCCCGGTTATGTTCCGGCGACCGATACGCCGAATTGACGATAAGCGGGCGGTTCCTGCGGTTCCGCAGGGCTTGCAGCTTATCCATTGCGTCGAAGTTGATCGCAACGCGACCCGTTCCCCGACAAGCGATTTCGCGGGGCGAAAAGTTCGGCCAGCGACGCGAAAATTCCGCAGCCGGAACGGCGGAAGCATTCGGGTAAACATGCGGATACGGCTTCAAAGTCATTTCGTAAATACCCCGTTCTTGATTGCTGCAACTGCGGCGACCAACGCGCCCAAAGTTAAAAGACCTTTTACGAACCACGAAACGACCCATTGCCCCCTTTCGGAAACGTCAACAAGCGCCGAAAGCTTTTCGACCATTGACAGTTTTTCGCCGATTTGGGGCTTGAAAAACGCGCTATGGATTTCGGCAATTTGCCGTTCCATTGCTTCGAAGCGCCGCTTTTCTTCTTCGGTCATTCCTAAGCCTTCGTTCATTTTCTGCCCTGCCCGTTAAGTTTGTGCAACCCTAACACAACCCGAAGCGGAAAGGGAACCCCTAGATATGCCGCAGCCCTGCCCGTTGTGGGCAGGGCAGGGCGTCAACGCAACATAGGGTAACACGGTTCCCCCGCAAGGGCTAGGGGGCACGTTTCCGCGCCCCCTGCGACCGCTTAGGCGGTGCGAACAACCCAAGCCCCGCCTTCGGCGGATACCAGCTTGAAAACGCGCGTGTTGCGCATTTTGGGCCGTTCAACTTCGGCTTCGCTTTCAACGACGAAATGCCCTTCGGCGTCTTTCAGGCGCTTGCCGTCTTCGCCCGTCGCATAGGTCTTTTGCGTCACGGTTTCCATTTCGCCCGTTTCTTCGGCGTAACGCGCGGTTGCGCTGGAAACGGTCGAAGCAAGCGACTTCGCGGGTTCCGGCATCTTTTCAGTTGCGGGAACGAAGAAGCCCTTGCCGACTTCCAGCGCGTCGAACGGGTATTTTTCCCCGCCGCCCCGTGCCGCCCGGCGCTTTTCGTTCGCAGCCGAAAGAATGTCGGTCGGAACATCGGCAATCGCGAAGTTCGACTTGACCGGGGCCGGGGCGGTCGAACCTTCCGACATTTTCGCGATACCCGCTGCGGTCGCGCGAACGGCGACGTTCCCGGCGGCGTCGGTCATTTCGGGGTTGACTTCAACAAGACCCGCGTTTGCCAGCCCTTGCACGTCGGCAAGCGGGCCATACGTTCCGGCTTCCCCGGCGTTGACGATTGCAGCAAGCGCGACCATGTTCAAAGCGACGGCGGCGATATTGGGCTTCTTTGCCATTTCGGAAGTTCCTTGATTTGAAGGGCGGCGACCATCGCGGCCCGTGTTTCGAAGTTAGTTCGTCGTTTCGGGAAGGTCAAGCGACAAAATCGCGAAACCTGATTTTTTTCTTACCGAAGGTCGTAAGCTTCGCAGAAACCTAGCCAATCGGCGGGCACCGGGGGCGGGCAGTTCGGCCCGGCTGCGGTCGCAACGTGTATAATGCCCACAATCAACAGGGCGCATACAATCGCAAGCTTTGCAAGAAACAGCGCGTTCAAGATCATGTCAACTTCTTCGGGCGTCTTCATTTCTTTATTCCCATGCTTTTAACGAAGGCGTCAACGCCGTCGGTTGCGCAAGCCATAAGCGACAGGCAATCGCGTTCGATAGCTTCGTAATTCGATATGACGTATTGCACATTCGACCGCAGAACGTGCCCGGCGGCAATGGCGGCTTCGATTTCGTCAATCATTCGGCGCATTGCCCCGGCGATATTCGAAAGCCCTTGATACATCATCGGCGACGCGGCAAGCAAGTTTTCGGCGTCGGCGTTGACCCCGCCGAAGGTAAACAGCAAGTCGGGAACGCCCCGGTTGCGAAGCCCTGCGACCGCGTAACCGATATGCGGGGCCGTCGGGTCTTGCATGTTCGGAACCTTGAACGGAACAAGGGTCATTAAGTCTTCGTTATTCCAAGGCATGTTTCGGCCCCTTTCTAGTTGACGAATACGCCCTTAACAACGGGCAGGTTATCGACGCAAACGACGTTCGCAACGAAGATTTGAACGACGTAACCGCCGAGCGCATTTTGCGCCCGAACTTTGCCGATTACAACCCCGTCGTTGTGGCGCATTTCAGAAAACGACGCCGACGCCGGGTCGCGCAACAGTCGTTCGACGGCGAATTGCGCTTCGCTTACGATACGCCCCGCGCTGCATTCTGCGGGGTCAACTTCGGTCGAAGGCAACGAAACAACGATTGCGCCCAACGCTGCAACCGTGCCCCAAATCGCGACAATCTTAAACATTTTAGTTCCTTTCTATATTGCGGCTTGGCAAGCGTCGCCTATACGTTCTTCGTCGGCTGCGCTAAGGCGGTTCAAAATCCAATCGGTGTTTTTCTTCTTCTTGCCGTTGATACCGACGATTTCCCAATTATCGACATACGTTCCGCGATACCAGCAATCGCCGGGTTCCCAATACGTCGTAAAGTCAACGTCAACCGTAAGACCGCCAAGAACGACAACTTCGACTTGCCCGCACATATCAAAACCCTTTCGTTACGTTGCTTCGTTACGAAAGAAGATAGGGCTTAACGCTGCGAACGTCAAGCCCTATTCCGAAGTTATTTCGGCGAAATCGCGAAGTAATCGCGTTTCCATGTTTCGAAGTCGTCTTCGTCGTCAAACCCATTCGACACGACGCGACCGTTGCGCTTGTCGATTGCGGCGTATTCGCCCGACGCTTGGCGCTGCAAAATGACGTGATCGGGTCGAAGGGTTTCGGGTTGCTTGGGCATGTCGGGGGCTTTCTTTTGCTTGGGAAGGAACATACGTCGCAGGGCTTCGCGACGACGGGCAGCCATTGCAACGGATCATTCGACAAGGTTTCCTTGCACGTCTTGAACGCCCAAGGCAACAGGGGGATGCGACCCGCCGACGACCGCAAGCGTAATCGTTCCGCCTTGCACAAGGGCGCGAAGTTCGGCGGGCGACGGTTGCCATACCGAAACGAAGCCCCGGTTGCCGCCTTCGTCAAACTTGACGGCGGTAAGAATGCCGCATTCGGGCATATCATCGGGCGGGGTCAACACAACGTCGGGGTTCGGAAGTTCAACGGGCTTCATTGTCAGAACCCCCGAACTTCGGCGAAGGCGCGGTTGCCAGTTCGGCCCCGCAAGCGGCGTAACCCGCCAAATCGGCCCAATTGTCAACATGGGCGGGGCTATTCGTTGCCCGAACCAACTTCAACGCCGCCAAGCAAAGGGCGACTTCATACGACGCGACCTTGCGCCCAAGCAAGACCGACCAAATCGCGGCGATACCCGCGAACCCGTCTTCGGGCGGGCCGTAAAGTTCCTGTCGGTTCTTCAACACGGCTTCGGCTGCGGCGTCTAAGCATTCTTTGCGGTTCATTTTCACTTATCCTTGAATTGCCACGACGAACCGTCGTTCGTCAAATACCATTGTATAAGGTCGGCGGCGTCACGCCAAGACCTTTCAAAACTGAAAGCGTATCCTTGGGCAAGGGCGAAGGTTCGGAACGCTTTTTGCGACGGGCGTATTTGGCCCGTCGGCGTTTTCATTTCGATATAAAGCCCGTGATACGGATACTTCGGCACGGGAAGGAATATGTCTGCAACGCCGTCGCGAACGCCTTCGGCTTTCATTGTCGCCCCGCGTATCGCCCGCGACTTCGCGTCGTCGCCCCGCGCCCCGCCGTTCGGGATTGCGTGTAACCATTCCAGCGCGGGAACGCCGATCTTCTTCGACGTTAAGAACACCTTCGCGTCGCCTGTTGAAGCCCACAAGTTAGCGACTTCGAACCCGTGATACCGGGCGACCGCAGCCCAAGCGAAAAGCCCCGCTTGAATGCCATGTTCCGAACCTGTCTTCGCCAATATGTCGGGGGTAATCATTGCTTCGGCTTTCCGATCAACAGGTAAGCAAAGAAGCCCGTAACCCGATCATAAAACGAAGGTTCGGGGAAGTCGGGCAAGGGTTCCGACGACATGCCGATTTCGTTGTAAAGGTCGGGGGCATGGCGCTTCAAGAACTTTTCAGCTTCGAACCATGCTTCGCCGTCGTCGCCCTGCAACATATCGGCGACACGTTCGCAAGCTTCGCGTTCGCGGTCGGCTGCGACTGACATAATCGCGTCAATCGCCCCGTCGAAGCATGGTTCGCATTCGCCGGGCTTGCCACAACTGCAACCCCTTGCAAATTCCTTCACAATGCGGGCGACCGCTTCTTTCGTCGTTTCTTCGGTCATTCCAGCCCCCGCGCTTCGTCTTCGGCTTGAAGCATGGCTTCGGTTCGCAGCCCTTCGCCCATTGCTTGCGCGAAAGCAATGGGCGAAG